GAATTAGACGAAATACAAAAAGCTGGGGATATTGATTATAGTTTTTTAATAACACGTTTTGGTGTGAATGATATTGCTAATATCAATAAATATTTTGAAAGCGGATGTTCTCAGCGTAGCGATGAAGAACCTCCATTTAACCTCCCCACTTATTTTGAAATGAATTTGAAAGACGATGGACAATTGTTCCGATTAATTGATCTAATTTATTTGAAACACACGTTTGGACATTTTACATGGATATACTTAACATCCATTGTATCATTATTAATTTCAATGATTGCTCTTACTATGAAATAAATGAGACATCATCAATACCCAATATAACCTTGTGTGTAAATATATTACATAAATATAAATGGCTACTGTGACTCTTCAATGTGTAAAACAAGGTCCAAGATGCAACAGATTGCGCATCAGATTCGTCCGTTTTACGGATGCAGACGGAAATCACAGTACAAATGTATATAGAAATTATGTGAATTGCCGATTCCCAAAAGAAGGTCGTGTATTAGGAAATTACTATCAAGTCCCACATGAAGACGTATCTTTGGTATTTAAGGGCCAATCTTTATCACATTATAGCGTGAAAGGGAAACATATTCGCAATTTGGGTAATCTGCTACCTGAAGATACTATAATAGATAGGTCGGAATTGAAAGAAATATATACCGCAGATGATTGTGTAATCTGTTTAGATGAAAAACCAAATGTGGTATTCGGTCCTTGTGGGCATTCTTGTATATGTAATACTTGTTGTAATCAGATGAAAAGAATACAGCAAACAAATCAATGTCCATTATGCCGACGTGCAATAATTAATATATTTTATGACTGAATCGCGTAGATTGACTATTATGATGTTATTCATTTTACAACCCTACCGTAAATAAAATAACACCATCAAATAAGAAAATATAGCCAGAGCAATTGAGATTGTCCATACGGGTAATACTGTTTTGTTCTTATATCCGACACCAAATTGCCTAAATTCACCATCTGGGCCATATGCAAATGCAGGTTTTAATGTATGTACTGTTGTAAAAAGAATAAGAAAAATCGAAATAGCAAAGAGTGTTTTATTCGTTCTGACTTGGGACTGAGAAAACATGGATTTTATAAACTATTATAATATGTGTTTATAAAATCGTTATGATAAAAACTATTATACTTAATCATAGTCGTCTCTATTTTGATCTTCTTCGTAATAGGCGCCATCTGCATCATCTCCCACGAAACCATCAATGTCGTTCGCCTCTTGATTATAAAAATCATCGACTTCTTCGGCCTCATCTGCCTCAATTTCTTGGACATCACGTTGAATAACAACGTCTTCTTCAGCATCTCCTTGATTAGCTAATTGATTCAACAAATCTGTACGTTCTTCTTTATATCGTCCTTTATCATATTTGACTAAACCTTTTCGCAATCCAATATTCCATCGACCAAGTTTTAAAATTTTCTTCGTGTCTTCTACTCTACGTTCATCTTGGTCCATATCACGCAAGAAATCTGTTATTAACTTCTTCTCTTGCAATTTTGATCGTGTAACACGCTTTTCAATATCACTGTACGATAAATCTGCACTCTTTTTATTTTTCTCGTCCATATCCAAGAATGTAATCAATAATTCACATACACGCGCCTCTAATTCTCGTTTATCACCAGCCACAATTTGTATTTCTTCTAAATCGTAACCATAGTCTGCTTCTGTATTATTGTTGTAAGCTTCGTTTGATAATCCCAATACAAATTCATCTTCATTTTCACGTATTGATTGACGACGCATTTGTTTTCGTTCTTGGACATCCATTTGAATTAGTTCGTCATTATCAGTAGCCTTTATATATTCGTATAACACTGAGTACCAAACATAGGAATACAACATGTACAAAGTGCGCTTTGTAAAAAGGGAATAATAAGAACGTTCGGGTTGTTCCTCTTTCGATTCCTTATGAATAGGGGTAAAAATGGGTATCATGTCCAAGAATCCACTCACGTCACGCAATTGTGATTGTACTTCATCCAATACATTTAATAAGGTCGTATCATTCATAAAAGTTTGTAATGGTTTGTAATAGTCATTAATAAATTTAGAAATATCCGCATTATGATCCTTCGCCAAATTCCAATGTATGTGTGCTTTTGAATTTACCTTATGATTATTTCGGATCATTTCGGGGTAAGTACGACTCATCGCAAGCACCGAATTACGCATAAATTGTGATACTGAATACATGGCGGTTTCGTCATTTTTGGACAAATCAGATTGGTCCATGTTCCACATATGGATATTCGCCATCAACTCTTCTAATTTATCTTTACGTGAAGGAGACAAATTTCCATTTCTGCCTAAGAAATCCGCAACGCGATCTAATAATTCACTATTTGCGCGAGTCAGCCAATTGTTTAGACGATATGTTTCTTCACTGTCTTCCGTCGTCATAGATCTTGGATTGAATTTCGCCAGGACAGCATCCAATAATCCACGAAATTTGGGGCAAAATGTGACCTCATTGTCTTGACCGTAGCGTTGGTCCATGTAACTCAAAAAATCGCGAAGTCCAGAGACGCGACTGCCCCTGAGTTTTCCTGCATTATCCGGTACTAAATTTCGTTTATTCACCACATCCATCAATTGAAGTAAATTATCATTACTAAATCGTTTTCCATGGTTTTTTAAGAACTCGATTTTATCAGACAAAGAAGCACGGGGGTTGTACTCGGGTACTTTTTCGGGAAACAAACCGCGCAAATCTTCAGGAATGGGCATAAGATTGTCCAAGTTACAATAATGAATGTAGGCCAAATATACGTTTTTCTCGAAATGGTCAGCAGGCATTTCCATTGTAAAAGTCAGACCCGTGCGTTTTGGGTCATATAACATACCAGCACGAGTCATTCTCTGCACATTGTCTATGATTTCCCCCCACCCCTTAACCATTCGAACATAAACAGTAATTTCTTTGTTTTTGTCTTCAAAATAATCCAAGACGCGCGCCGTTTGTTTGTCGTTACAACACGCATTTTCGGTGAAATATACTTTGGATGCTGTTTGCAAAAGTAGTCCCTTGGACTTGACTATTTTATTAATTTGTTCAATGACTGCGAAACTAAACATGGCGCTCTTGGTTTTGAACATAGCCAATTTATTACGCTGTTCCTTATTACCTGTGCGAATTAATTCCACCATTTCGTTTTTATATTCAGGTGTGATACCGCGCAAATCTTTCACCACTTGGAAATCAACCACAGGAGGCAAGAAATGCACCCATTTTTGAATAGAATGTTCTTTCGGAATACTTTCATCTGGATGCAATAGAATATATTCGTGTTTTTCGGCATACAATTCCATCAAATCATTGCGGGTTAAAATTGATGTACGAATAATGGTTTCAATTTGATTCTGAATGATTTCCATAGGAAGGGGTTTAATCGCATTCCAAGGTTTGATACTTTTACTTTTGATGCTATTTAATACACACGCCAAATATTGTACGCCAGATTTGTCTTCAATTGAACCCTGATTGTCTGGAAACCCATGAAAAGATTGAACACAACCTGGAAATGTTTTTTGTATTTTGAAAGAAGGAACCGCCGTTTGTATTGCTACCAAGATAACCGAGGTTACAATGAAAATAATGGATTGATTGCGATAAATCTCATATGGAGGAGGACGACGATCCTTTCCTTTTGCTTCTGCTACATAAACGTCTTCGCTTTTCATATCCGTTTTCATGATTTCAATTGAAACACGTAAGACAAAATCCTCTACCGCGTCCAATGGTAATCCAATATTAAGCGAGATAGCGCGGAATATATTATACACCATTTCTGTATCCGGATTCTCAGAGACACGATCTTTGCGCGCTCTTTGTCCAGCCATCAAAGCAATCAATGCTTCTCCCGCATCCTCTTCAATTTCATCACCGGTAATAACTGGACGACCCATTTCGTCAAATCCTTGTTCATCTACAAATTCAATTTTGCGAATCACATAACCACTATATTTATCAACAATGCTGTCTCCGTCATCACTCAACACGCCTTGTTTCCTACATAGTTGGTTTTGCTTATGAACATAATTTTCATTAGAAACAAAAGTTCGGGCCAATTCGTAAAGTGCAGTCGGAAGTAAGGGTGCATTTGTTTCTGTGCAATATAACCAATAGAAACTTTCGCCCAATTCAGCCACCATCGCATCACGACAATAAAGTTCGACAAACTGAATTATATCAGACTGACGTTTTACAAAATCAACTTGTCCAAGAATTTGATCACGCAACGCCAAATGGGGGGATTGCACAGAATCGCCACCTTTTGCAAAACGTCCCATTTCAAATGCTATATCATTGGCCTTGTATTGTTGGACATGCAATAGACGTTTTATTGCTTTTATCATGCGCATTGATTTTTCCACACGATCGCGTAGTTTATCTTGTAAATTCTCAGCAGAAATCACAAATCGTTCGTCGAATTCACCAACCATCTTTTTTCGTGCTATTTCGCGCATGCGTTTTTCGGCATCTTGGAGACTTTCGCATACATTTGATTTCGTATTACGGAAACATATTTTGCTCATATTGCAAAACAGGGTGTTACTATCAATAAATGCATTCTCATCAACACTTTCATCATGAACCCATTGATTATCAACCCGTTTATAATAAGCAACTTTTTTATGAATACTACTTTCATTATCTATTTCATTTTGATCTTTCATAGATAATTTTGCGGCGTCGATTGACCCTGGTAATTGAGGTTTTATCTCCAAGATGGCGAACTCACCTGGATGTACCCGTTTTTTGCCTTCAATGATACTAGCTGCCATTTCATTAGCCATTTTCGGAGGACAATCGTGTTTTTGCACTAATGCTTCCGCCAAAAATTCGACAAAATCTTCGTGGTTGTATTTCTGTTCCTCATCCTTGTAGTCTTTCAATAATTCATAAGGAGTATCATCATAATCTTGGTCGAAAAAGACGTCTATTTCACCATTGTCCTTTTGCAAATCGTTTATAGTGGAATATTTCTTGGACAAAACCCTGCGTGCGCAATCGGATGGTTTGATTTTATCAATGGCGGACATATCGTCTTTTTCGGTACTTTTTTCCAATGCTTCCGTCAAATTCTCTGGAGTAACAAGTGAAGACATCAAAAAACGTATCAAATTACTGAAAAGGCGCGAATTATCCAAAACGATAATCTTGGACAACCATTCTTCGGGAGACAATCCTGGTCTCTCATTTTTCCCTTTTTTATTGGGTTCCTCTGTATTCACATAAATGTTATACATATCTACCAACATATCAAACAATTCTTTTTTCTCAAACAGCATATTCTCCATGCGATGTTTATAAGGATATGACTTACTATAGTGCGCATTTTGCAATTTGTTCATTTCCTCGCGCATTTGTTCCAAATGCAATTTGTAGTCTTTTGTCTGTGTTTTTACAAAATAACGGATAGCATTATAATACGTGTAATTCAAATCCTCGGTATAAACCAAAAAAGGTTCCAATGCATCTGTTGCGCGCTTTATAGACAACATATTTGATAATTTGGATTTGGGGGTCATTTTCACTAATAATTGTATCAATGTTTTGGTACTTGGAACCATAGAATTCAAGAATTTACGAAAACGATCCGGATTTTGTTCCAAACTCTCATCCAATATAAAATGTTGAATACTATTTTTGTGATTATCAAGGTTTTCCCAATATTCGGGGTCATAATCTTTTTCAAAATCACGGATCAAATTCGGTGTAATATCAGCACGTTTATTCAAAAGGCGAAATAAATACAAATAATTTTGTGAAAGTCCAGATTTTGTTAATAAAGTAGATCCAGGTAGATTAATATTTGAAAATTGAGTGACTGAATTAGGCATTAACATAATTGATTTCATAGTAAGAGGATCATTTTGAGTCATTGGGCTACGAATATAGACTTTTCGTCCTGTTCTAGATACAGTTGATGCCAAATAGGACTTTCCCAAATCAAATCGTTGAATAACATATTGTCTTCTCATATAACCCTCGCTATCTTTACTCGCATTTAACACAGTACTGTAGAGATTCTCCAGGTTATCTACAATTGTTTCCATGGAGGTTTGTATGGGAATATTTGGAGCCAAATAATTTTCTGGGTGTTGAGGAGGATCAATTGGGGTACTAGACGGATGTAAATTTTGATAATATTGTACGTAAGCAGAAGTCTGTCCATTTCTCATTCGATTTTTCAAATAATCTTCCTGCAATGTTTGATCATTTCCTAAAACTTCGGCATTTCTATATTGAGCAACATCATCCATTGTTTCAGGATGAATATGAGTGTATATTTTTTTACGTAAAGATACAACTGGTACTATCCATTTTAGGGACGCATCCAAATTATGGATATGGTCTGCGAGAGGTTTGTGTATAAAAGGTGTAAATTTGGCCTTTTTCACATTACCAAGACTATCAAAATGGGAATAATTTTCGCGAAGTTCTCGGAAACGTTGTATAAGCAAATGAATATTATCCAATACGGGTTTTGTACGTTTTGATGTTGGATATTCAGATAGTAACATATCTAACATATCATTCACCTGTGTTTCAATTCCGTGTTGTTTTTGTGATTCGGGCACTTCTTTTTCTAACGTTAAATCCCCCAAATCATCTACATAAGCGATCTCGTTCGCAGCTGAATATAAGTTGTGTAATTCTTCACGAATAGAAACATCCGGACGTGCATCTTTAGGTAATGTAATTACTGCCTCACCTGCTTCATTATATTCAATGGATGCATCGGATGGTTGTTTAAACGTCTCATGATCAAATACTTCACCTTCTTCCAACTGTTCTTGAATATGGATTAAGGATTCTATTTTCTCCAAAGAAGCTGGTTTGGTAATAATCACAATTTCATTCAACGGCATATTTTTAGGAAGACCTTTAGATTCGAAATCAATGTAAATTGTATCTAAATCGGGAAATGTGGTAATTTCAATCATATCTTCTTCTAAATTAGTGATTTCACCACGAATAATAAGAGGTGTTTCACCCCCAAAATGAATATCAACCCAGGTTTTTGGTAAAAGTAGATGTTGTCTTGCGTATCCGAGTTCTTCACTTCGACTTCGTAAAGAAATCATGCGTATTGATTCGTCCGTAACATGTCCGCGTTCATCTAATTTTAAATGATAAGGATGGAATGTAGAAACATTCGTCATATCTATTTCGTGATCATCGATATACGTAATAAAAAATGTGTTTTCATTTAAATCGGGATTACTTGGAGCATACACTTCTATAATATCGCCTAATTTCAATGTAATATGATTTTTATGTCCTTCTGTATCTTTCATTATATCTGATTCAGACATATTATATACTACATACATAAATTTCATTTGAATAGTTTCCACGTAAATCTATATTCTCTAGATGAATTGAACAAACAATATAAATGAAATAAACACTAATTATGTAATCACAATGGACAATCATTATCCACGTTATGTTATTGAAAAACAGCCGAAATCAAATAAGATTAAAATGCGCGATTATATTGTTCATTCAACAAAAAAACAATATACGGTTTTAAATTACGATAAAGATTATATTTGTTTTGACGAAGGTAGCAACATTACACAATATAGATCCGTTATTCTGAATCATCCACAATGTAATTTACTCTCTTTTTCGCCACCACGTGGTATTCCGATAGAGTCATTCCGAAAAAAATACAATCCCTATGATGAAAACGTCTATATAAATGAAATGGTCGAAGGAACCTTAATCCATTTGTTTTACGATAAACGTATATCAGCCTGGGAAATTGCGACCAAAAATGCCGTTGGTGGTCATTATCGTACTTCTGAAAAAGACATGGGTGATAATAAAAAACAACTCAGTGTTCGAGAAATGTTTTTAGAAGCAATTTCTTATTCTATACACACATCATTTTCCCAAGTATCGCTGTTTCAATTATTTCCAAAACACTATTCATTCAATTTCATTTTACAGCATCCAGAAAATCCTATCGTGTTGCATTCCATTAAACCCCAACTTTATTTAATTTCCGTATATGATATTACACCAAAAGAGCAATGTGCAATTAATATCCCACCGCCAGTTTTCCAATCATGGGATTTTTTATCTTCCTCGCCAATTCTGTTTCCTAAAACATTTCAACTGCAATGCTGGGATGAGATTACTGGGAAAATAGGATTATTCAATAGAACCAGTTTTGAATATATGGGATGTGTTGCAATACATTTAGGAACAGGAGAACGAAGTGTTGTGCGAAATCCGGTATATAATGAAATATTGCGAACCCGTAAATTAAACCCGGGGTTGTTTTATCAATTTTTATGCTTGTTACGAACAAACATGGTAACTGAATATTTACAATATTATCCACAATACAAGCGACGATTTCAGCGATTTCATTCCACATGTAATGAATTTATCGAATTAACACACATACATTATTTAGCACGTTATGTATGGAGAAATTGTAATCGTATTTCTCAAAAATATGGTCCTTATGTTGATGCAGTGCATCGAGATATTTATATTCCATCATTAAAAACGAAGAAAACAATCATAACATATAAAGTAATACGTGATTATTTGTTCTCATTATCACCTAATGAAATATTATTTGCAGTTCAATATGAAAAACGCGATGAATATAAACGTAGATTAGCGCGTTTAGAAACATAAATACATCTCTCTATGGATATTGGGGGGGGAAGATAATGCCCCTATAGCTCAGTGGTTAGAGCGTTTGCTTAGTAAGCAAAAGGTCGTGAGTTCAATCCTCATTGGGGGCTTATATTACACCGAAATCAATGCTAATTCGATGTAATATACAATAATGGAACATGGGTACTATTTAGATATACAATGACGACAATTTACTTAAATTAATCAAATATTTAGAAGAATGTTCCTTATTCACAGGATCCATAGAACGTAGTGGGTCACGTAGTGTATCAATAATGCGCAACACTTCCTGACCGTTTGCAATTGAACCCAATTCAGACCCATAATCTTTTTCGAAAAAGAAATTAATATTACCTTGATCTATAACTTCCTTGTAAGGAAAATATACATGCTTACTCCACACCTTAATAATAATGGTAGGATTTGCCTTTTTTACAGTTTCAAACGACTTACGTGCTGTAGCTATATCATTGTTTTCGGGAAAAATGCGAATAATATCATCGAGAAACTCGAAGAAGTGCGCATTAAATGTTTTTAGGATAGTTGACTTGTCGCCCATTTAGATAGTTATAAGATGTCGTTTTTATATATATTATTGTAATATATATGAATTTTAACAATACAACAATGTACATGATTTATGTTATGTTATTGCTATTAATAATCACAACCATTTACTGTATCATCAAATATACTAATTATAAAGAAGGAATTGAAACAATTACGCCTATATCTACACCTTCGTCGGGACTTCTTACTAAAGATACGAACAAATCGACTACGAATTATACGATTAGTAATAAACATATAACAAGTGAAATTGGATCAAAGACACAGCAATCTGCATTAAGTGCGATTCAAAGTAAAATAAACGAATGTCAAACATTGATTGGTTCAATTAATTCTAAATTACCCAATTCAATTTCCGATATTGTCCCTGGTACAGTATCGCAATCATCTGATCTGTCCGATGTGCAATTTAGAATTAATAATGAACCATATGAAACACGAGATCCATTTGATCCATCCGGAACTATGCTGGTTGGTAAATGGACTATTGGAGTTATTTTACCAGAGGCTCCACGTGGTGAGATTGGTTCAAAGGGTGACGATGGACAACAAGGCATTCCTGGACCTATGGGCGATTCAGGTCCTGACGGCAAAAGAGGTCAATTTGCTAAATTTCCAACCTCTTTTAATAGTCAAATTGTTCCTTCATAATAAGGACATTTCATAGTTTTACTATAATTTCGACGCAGCATATTTGTAATCATATAGTATAAATTGGAATGTTTAGACAATTATTTTTCATAATATTACTATTGACTATTGTACTTTGTTATTATATTAAACATACCACTCCTTCACCTGAAAATTTTTTATCATCATATCAATCACAGTATAATAATATAGTACAACAGCATGATTATATTAATACACGATGGCCTATTAAATTTAATATTGGATTAATTGATACAACCGACAATTCGAATATTACTTCAAATGATGATGGAATTTCATTTCAGGGTTCCACATTTGACGACATAAATATTGATTTTACTCTCTATACGCCGCCGATGGGTCCTCCTGGGCCAATTGGTAATCAAGGAAAACCAGGAGAACAAGGACCACAAGGAAAACCCGGCAAACAAGGACCAATTGGGGGGTCAGGCCGACCACCACGATGGGCGTCGTAATTACTTTTGTAAAAATCTGACTAGATTGTATAGGTATAACAATTTTTATATGAGTGATTCAAATTTATTTCAGACAACAAAGAATGCTCCTGAAAAAATGCCGGTTTCTGTAATTCAAGACATAAAAAATTTGATTTGTCCTGCACCTATGAAACCGAGTACAGCAAATACACGTATTGTTCAAATTAATAAAGAAATACAAAAACAAGCGGATGCGATCGCTCTTTTAGAAAAGCATGTTGTAGAGCTTGAAAAACGATATCAAATTCAATTTTCTGTCGGTCAAGTAAATATGTATAATGAAAATGCAATAGATCAAACACCTATTTTAGACATATCAGGTAATATACCAAATGTTGCTCTAAATTTTGCAATACCGCCAGGAAAAAGTGGTTTGGTCGGACCTCCTGGAAAACAAGGTAAATCTGGAAATCGTGGAGTGTCCGGTAATTCGGGTGGAAAAGGTCCTAATGGATACTGGGGTAATCGAGGATAATACAGCAATTATATGTAGAAATACATATTGGAAAAAAATATACTATCGTAATATAAATAGTATATTTCAATGGATGGATGTACAACACTAAAAAGCGGATCAATTGATTTTTACGAGAAATATTGGGGATATGGGTATAATACATACAAGTATGGGTGGCATTGCACACAACCTGGAGTAAAATGTGATTGGTTTAAATGCCGTTATCATTGCTATTTTTCTGAGCGAAATCCTACACCAACTGCAACGTGTCATAAATATCCACATTGGAGCAAATTTGGTGTCGCATCAACTCCTGATATGCGTGAAGCCGAAGCTTCTGCTCGCACGGCTTGTGATATAACAGCAAACACTTTAAGGAAGTACCAATCAAATATACCCAATTCTTTAATGACTGCTACACAGACACAGGTAAATCAGGGTAAAAAATCATGGGGTACCAGGAATTGGAAATCAAATAATCCAGCCGTGTTATTGTATCCTAAAGGAACTGACGAAAATACATTTCCATTTATGGAGGAACAATGTAAATCTTATACACGACAAATATTAAGTTCAGCAATTGATAATTGTTCAAATAAAACTACACTAATTGATTCCAATAATACCTGTTTATATAATTCATCAGGTGCAGAAGGTATGACTACTATGCGCGAAGGATTTGATACAAAAGGTAAAACGTTGAATCAAGTATATAACGAAACGTTGAATGCGAACGTAGATGCATATGAAACATCGCAGAATGCATTGGCTTCAATTAAACCTGGGTTTTCAGCACCCCAATTGAAAAATAAAAGTCCAAACCCAAACCCGACTGAGGTGAATAACAAATTAAAGGGTTATACCAATTATTCCATGGGTGACGATACAAAAACATTAGAAGACGTTCGCAAAGATTTGAGAGAACAAATGGATTATTCACCAAATATTTACAACGATTGTTCAAACTCGTATAGTTTATTAGATATGACTGGTGTTAAAAAATGCCTTCCTAATTACTATAATCCAGCTAAGGCGGAATGCACTTATGCGAACAACTTAGCGATACAATTTAAAGACAAGACCGGGGGTATGAAAAAAGTACCCCAATTATGGGAAAACGCAGAGAATTCATTGCATGGTAATTCACTTTATCATAGTCAAGGTATATTAACTAATGTTGAGAATAACTGCAAAAATTGGGTTCAAATGTATGATAAATGGCAAGAAGATGAACAACACGCCGAAGAAATTCCATGTGTTCCTGAACGTCCCATTGAACCCTCATTTAATCCCGCAATTCAAAAGATAGTAGAAAATTGGACAAATGCTTCTGAAAAATATATTGAGTCACTCATGGAAAGGTTGCGTGTAATTGAAAAATATATTGAAAAATATCCAAATATCTTGGAATTAAACGGTAAAAATGTAAGTACATTACCTCCTGGACAACCACCTTATTTTACAATACGACGAATACCAAATTCAAAAACTTCTGAAATTTCACCTACGTTTTCATTGAATATTGATATTCCTGAGGGGCAAAGGGGAACCAAAGGAACTACAGGTAAAATGGGATCGACTGGACCTCGCGGGGTGATCGGAAAATCTGGACCTCATGGTCGTCCTGGTAAATCAGAAGAACCGATTCAATTCAAAAACATAGTTACCCTCTAATTGTTCATAACTTTTGTATTTTTATACTATATACAAAAGTTATATGGAAAAGGTGAAAACAAACAAACAAATACTCGTAGTAGTTTTGATCATTTTATTTACAATTTCCATTTATCATATAATTCATTATACAATATGTAATCGAGAACCATTTCAGCAAATTTCGATGATTCCTAAAAAAAATTATAATACAGTTCAAACGGGCAATACTATCCCATTGGCTACTATAGCAAAATCAAATGAACTAAATGAAATGCATGATAAACTCGATTCACAAATTCAACAACTACAGAGTATTTTAGACGACCTCAATCAATTTCAATTGAATGCGAGTGCAAAATATTCGAATATAGCAGGAGGTCCATATGAAATCACAATTGACGGTGAAGTAGGCAATCAAACTGTACAGTATATGGTTCCCATTGGCGATCAAGGTCCCAATGGTGGGAATGGTTTAATGGGCATTGTTGGCCAAAAAGGTAATACAGGTCCCATTGGAAAAACAGGTAATCGCGGACATTTTATTTCATAAAACATCAATATCTGGTTCTTCAATGGTCTAAACTTATAATTTAGGCACAAATGGAGAATTTTTTATGGACTGTTGTTCGATTTCACTCATACGTTGCTGTTGCAATACATCGACAGTGGTGTCTTTATCGACCTTATCTGCCTGATATGTATCTGCTGGAGTTGGAATGCTAATTACATCATCATGTGCTGATACATAATTGTACATTTGACGACGTCCCCCATTCCCTTTTGCACTTAATTCTTCAGAGGTTAAACTGAAAAATGTATATGGTTCGGATACTATATTCATTCCTCCATTTGACTGTGTAAGACTAGTACCCACTGGTTCTCCTCCTTGAACTGTATTCACACGTCGCTGTCCTTCTTGTTGTATATCTGCTTGAAAATGGGCCACAATATCATCCCCTAAAACGACCCGGTAATTTTGTTTTGCTAAAAGTAATGCCGGAACACTTTGTACATTTGGAGGCAATACTACCTTTTGGCCATTTTCCAAACAGATGTACATCTGATTATTATTACTATCTCGTTCTCGTTTATCAATACAAATAAAATTTAGTTTATTTGAAAGATTCCCTTTGACTAAATATTGTAATACACGCTGTGAATGCTTGCAATGATTACTATAATACAATGTGTCCATTCTTTGTATTATATCTATAGTTCATGGTTATTTAAATTACGCATTCAAACACATTGAATACAACAATCGATTTTGGAAATAAAATATGGCGTACATAGAAGCAGACCAGAAGAGAGAAAACCAGAAGTGTTCCGGAACTTTTTTCTGAAGCCCCATTACTAATCCACTAAGCAATAACATGGCCATTAAAAGAAAACCCATCACAGATAACCAGTAAAACCATACACAATATTCACGTCCTAAAGGACCAAATAAATCAGCTAAAGCGTTTTTTTCCATTTTTATACTTATGCATGAGATTTTTATACAAAATTGATGAAATATTTTCAAATTATGGAAATTGGTATAAAACGTATGTATTATGTTCAATGTAAGTAAATGGACTATCTGATTGGAATCCTAATTTTAGCACTATTCGTTTGTGGATATGCTATGACTGAGTGTGATTGTTGTGAGTGTGATTGTAATTGTTCGAATGATATTAACAAAGATATTCAAATATCAAACGTAACAACACCAGTACATAATGATCATATCGAAATATGAATTATAGTGGCGATATACACCAATATAATTTTCCAAATATAGTATATCTACACATGGAAACAATCTTATATTTACTGCGTGAGTTTTTCTTAGAAGAAAAATGGAATACCATCATGTTATTGGTTATCGGTTTAATTAGTAATATTTTGCAAGCAAATACCATATCTTATTTCACATCACGTATTTTAGAAGGAATTCAAAAGAATGAAATGGGGGTTGTTAATACATATTTTACTTATTTTGTATGGACTTCTGTGGGATATGGATTGTTATATTATTTGTACCGTATGTTCCAAAATAAGATATTAACAAAGATGCGCCAGTGGGTGCGTTTTCAATTATTACGCATGATTTTATTGGTAAATAATGAGCATTTGGGTGGAACAAATTTCACAAAACTAGTTAGTCCCATCAATCGTGTTTCTTCGGTATGTTTCCAGGTTTTCACGGATGCGATTATGTTTGTAATACCTAATTTATTGTTTTTATTTGTGATCGCGGCTATGGTTTTTTATGTAGATGTGAAAATGGGCATTGCCTTTTTGTTTGGTAATATAGCATGGATTTGCTATGTTATTTATTCATGGAGTTATATGCACAGTAAAAATGAATTATATGAAGAATCTGTTACAGAAACCGAATCGCAACTTACGGAAATTATGAACAATATTGATAAAATTATTTATCGTGGTCAAATTGATGATGAAATAGACGGATTTTCCAACAAAAAAAATATTACAATTGATGCGGCCTATGATTTTTATTCTACCATAAGTGATTACATGATTGTAATTAATTTCATTATTTTATTCACCATGGTGATGTGTATTTCATTCGCAATTCATAAATATTTCAAGGGTACCCTAAGTACTACTCTGTTTATAACGTTTTTTACTTCTATGATTATGTATAAAGACCGAACTGGGAGTTTAGTTGGACAAATTCCGGATTTCATCGAATTTATTGGTCGTTCGGGATCTGTGTTGAAATTATTCGAAAATTTGGAAGTAGATTATGAAAAGGTGAAAAACAAAGAATATAGTGCAAGTGAGTTAGAATACAATAAAATACGTTTCGACAATGTCTCTTTTACTTATCCTGGAACAGACAAAATAGTATTCGAGAATGTTAGTTTCGAGTTAGATACAACCAACAATCAAATTATTGGTATAACCGGTTTATCTGGTAACGGTAAAAGTACAATGTCCAAGATGATGATTAAGATGTATAAATGCAACGAAGGAGTAATTTACATAGATGATGTTGATATTCAAGATATTAACACACGCGTCCTTCGTGAAAATATAACTTACGTAAATCAAAATTCAAAATTGTTCGATAAAACAGTGATAGAGAATATATT